TCGTTGTTTATCGCCTTCATGACTTCGGGATCTCCGCCCCTGTCGGGGTGGTGCAGCTTCACGAGCTTGCGGTATTCGGCTTTCAGCTCGTCCAGGTTGTGGCAATTGGTGAAGTATTTCATTTTTTGTTCTCCCTTCGTTTTATCGTTTGGCCTGTCGGCCTGTCGTTTTCGTTTTGGGCTGTGCCCTCCTGACGCTTCGAATGATAGCACGTTACAACGTGTAAGTCAAGTCGGCAAAGTGCACAAGGTTACAACGTGCTTTTTTGTGCAGCTTGTACACTTGGCAACGTGCTGCGCTTGGTATATGATAAGCAAGAGAAGGGAGGTATACTATATATGCCGATATCGGAAGCAAAGAAGGCAAGCAATCAAAAATGGGATGCCGCGAACATGGCATATCAAACGGTAAAGGTAAGCAGGGCGCTTCTTACAGATTTTCGAGAATGCGTCGCCGCCAACGGGGACAAGGTAAACACAGTCCTCCGTGAAGCGATGGAAAGATACATAGCGGATCACAAATAAAAAAAGCCGGTCGGGGCTGGTGCCTCGGCTGGCTTTTATTTTTTGCGCTGGTGGCTGTGGCGCTGGTGGCTGATCTCCTGATCTCCGGCCGGTGGTGCTGGGCGTCGGCTCCTGGGCGCGATCCGGCCGTTGCTCTTCATAAGTTTTTTATTATGGCTCTCATAATGTTTTACTTATGGCTCGTCTCCCCCAGCATTACTATATATAGCAATGCTATAGCATTACTATAGCATTACTGTTATACGCTCCCCCTGCCCCGGTAGCATTACTTATAAGCAATGCATTACTTATTGGCAATGCATTACTATATAGCATTACTAATATAAAGCATTACTATAAGGGGCAAAGCTATAAATACGGCAGGGGCTCGGCTGCCTTTGAATATGGGATGCACCGTCTCACATTGATGGCGGCGACAGCTCCGGCAGATTTTCGCTTGACAGATCGGCGGAATTGTGATATATGGTAGGTGTCCGCGAGTGACGGACAGATTTCCGCGAAATGTCGTGCAACATTTATTATGCGACATTTTGCTCACGAAAGAATGCGGGTTTCAGCTTTCGGCTCAGCAGGTTTGTTTTTCAATGGCGGACAGCTCCGTTTTGTCCATATCCCCATAAAGGATCATGGCGGGCGCGGGCCGATCTCCCCCGGCGCGGGCCGCCTGGGTGCGTTCCCCTGATGCGCGGTTTTGGTATGGGCAAGCGCCCCCCCTGGGTGCCGGAAAAACGGGCGTGCGTCTCGTATATAGATATATATACATACCCCACACACTTGAGAGAAGCACTACAAAACAGGTAATGCTATAAAGCAATACAGCAATACATACTGCAATAGCTCAACAGGAGAGCAGGCGGATATAAGCCGTCAGATATAAGTGCGAGTCTTATTTGCAGTACCAAAGGGTCTGGCATTGCCCTTTTTCTCTCTTCCTCCTCCGGTGAACATACTGAACTGCCCCGGCTCAGTTCAAGGCGCGGCACTCGCCTCTTACAACCGGTTTTATATACGTGAGTAGTTTAATTACAGAACTCCGTCGGGGTGTAGGCGAAAGCTGACAGCCGATGGCGGTGCCGGTGGGAGTCCGGCCTTGCGTCCCAATGGGTTTGCTCTTTGTCATTTCGTTTTTTCCTTTCAATCTTCACCAGCCACGGGTTGAGCGTCTATTGACGTTCGCTGGGTATCGACCGCCGTGAAAATCGGCACCACCTACCAGAAAAACAGGGGGCGGGGTTTTGAATAACCTGGGCGAAAAAAATAATAAAGCCCCGAGGAAAGTTCTGGTATTAAATGGCAGGATGTTATGTCCGTACTGCAAGAGCTATCTTGGCAGGGCGGTATACGGGGCGAAGGCTGCGGGGATTGAGGTTTTCTGCAAGTCAAGCCGCTGCCACAAGCATTTGAGAATCGAGCTTTAGGGCTCGCGGACATACAGGGCGAATGAGGCCGTAGATGTGATGATTCATGTCTGCGGCCTTTTTCTGTTTTACGGAAGGGGGCGAAAGAATGGCCAAGGCGAGAAAGACGGGAAAGAAGGATTTTCTGTGGAATCCGGGAGAAGTAAGCGACAAGCAGCAGGAGTTTCTTGATTCCACGACAATGTTTACTTGCTTTGGCGGTTAGGCGCGAAGGGCGGCGGCAAGTCGCACATTGTAAGGATCAAGGGAATCGGCGGTGCGTTATTCAATCCGGGAATCAATATCCTGATGATGCGAAAGACGTACAACGAGTTAGAGGAGAACCTGATCCGGCCTATTCTGAAAGAGCTGTCGCCAGAACTGTACTCCTACAACGGTTCGAGCCACTTAATGACGTTCCAGAACGGGAGCAGCATCAAGTTCGGGCACTGGGCGGGAGATGAAAGCGAGCATGAATATAACGGTCTGCAATATGACTGGATATTCATAGACGAGGCGACGCAGTTTACAGAAAGGTCATTCAACTTTTTGGGCGGCTGTCTTCGCGGCACATCGCCATATCCGAAGCGGATGTACCTTACTTGCAATCCAGGCGGAGTAGGCCATGCGTGGGTGAAGCGGCTGTTTGTAGACAAGGAGTATCACAGATACCCCAACGATCCCGAAAGAGACGAGCACCCGGAAAACTATACGTTTATCTTTGCGACGGTCGAGGACAACAAGTGGCTGCTTGAAAGCTCCCCGCTGTATCTGAAGAATCTGGCGAACATGCCGGAGGATTTGAGACGGGCATACCGTTACGGCGACTGGGACGCGATAGGCGGCAACTACTTCCCTGAGTTTCGGGACAAGCGGCACACGACGCGGCCGTTCAAGATCCCTCAACACTGGCCGAGATACCGGAGCTTCGACTACGGCCTTGACCTGTTTGCCTGCCTGTGGTGGGCTGTGGACGAGGACGGGCGCTGCTGGTGCTACCGTTCGTTTGAGCATGAGAAGCTGATTGTCAAAGACGCGGCGAAAGCGATCAAGGATCACACGCTGCCGGGGGAATTTATTCAGGCGACGTATGCGCCGCCTGATATCTGGAACCGCCAGAAGGACACGGGTCGCACAATGGCGGAGCTGTTCATGCAGAACGGCGTCCCGCTAATCAAATCGGACAACAACCGCGTGCAGGGCCACATGATCCTGAAGGACATGATGGCCCCGAGAGAGCTGACAGACCCTTACGTCAAGTCTCTGTATAAGGGGAAAGCGCCTGCTACACTGCCGGGAATCATCTTTTTCACGACATGCGACAGGGTGATATCGGATATCAAGTCGATTCAGGCAGACGACAAGAACCCGAACGACTGCGCGAAAGAGCCGCACGACATCACGCACTGTGTAGACGCCGCCCGCTATTTTGCCGTTACCAGGACACTCAGCGCGGAAGCTGCGCTGCCGGAGAAGGAAATACCGGACGAGTTTGTCGATGAGACGGTCGAGGACTACGAAACGTACATGTGCGGCACAGGCGACGGAAGCTATCTGACGGAGGGACTATGAGCGCGACGAACAAATACGACGGACGCGGGCGAAAGCGGAAAATCGAAACCGTTGAATCATTCCGTGAGGCCGTCATGAAATACCACAAAGAGTGCGAGGCGGCAAACGACGGTGAGGGCATCTTCCCTGATCTGGCCGGGCTTCGGCTGTATCTCAAAAAAATTTCGGGAATCACAAAAGCGGATCTGAAAGCCATGAGCGAGGGCGATTCCGAATTTGCGCAGGGAATCCGCGATATTCTGGAAGAGGCGCAGGACATGCGTGAGAGTTGGCTTGCGCGGAAGATGACGAGCGACAACAAACGCGCCATAGGCTGTCTGAACGCGCTGAAGCAGCCGGACAACGGCGGATATCTTGACAAGGCCATAGATACGGGCGAGAGGACATTGACAATCAACGTCGCCGGGATCAAGGGCGGCGCGAAAGCGTTCAAGTGAGGAAAAGCTATGACAACTACCATGATAATCCTGATTTCCCTGTGCGTGGTGCTGATTGCCATGAACGGCTGGCTGTTCGGAAAAACGAGAGCACAGCAGATCGATATTGAGAAGCTGTTCGACAACATTTCGCAGCTCACAATAGACCAGGGGCGCATTCGCCGGGGGCTCGTCGAGAACGGCGACGCGATCAGATCCATTGCCGGAGATGTCGAAAGCAACTGCCAGTCGGTCAACACACTCAATGGAATTGTCAGCAGGCAATCTGAAAAGATTGAGGCGCAGGGAGAAAACATCAACTCCCTTAACGCGGCAATTGAAAATCTCGGCGAAGGAATGGGCGAGAGAGTAGAAAAGCTGTGGAATGACGGCTTGCAGGTTTTAGCAACATGGAATCCGTTAGACCTGATTGAGGGGAACGGAGGTAAGTAATGGCAGATTACAACGGCCTCGGGCTTTTTGACGGCAAGGACAAACCGACACCGGCAATCGCGTGGAAGTTTTACGACAAAGGGCTTGGCTTCAATGCGCAGATCAAGCTTGAAGAGAACGTAAAGCTAAACAGGAATTTCTATATATCGAAACAGTGGGAGGGCGTGGAATCCAACGGCCTGCCCACGCCGCAGTTCAATTTCCTGAAGCGTACAGCGGGCTTTATCGTGGCGAACATCACGTCAGACAATATCCGCGTCACGGCGACGGCGCTTGCCAATACCGTCGGCACAAACAGCTACAAGCAGCTTGTGGATATTGTCAACGACGAGTTTGAGGCGATTATTGAGCGGAACAAAGTTCCCGCCCGCGTCAGGAAGTTTGCAAGCAAAGCGGCAATCGACGGCGACGGCTGTCTGTATACCTATTGGGACGCGGAAGCCGAGACAGGGCAAGAATCGAAGGGCGCTATTGTCACGGAAGTCGTGGACAACACGCGGGTATTCTTCGGCAATCCGAACGACCCTCGCGTGCAGAGCCAGCCGTGGATCATCATTTGCAAGCGGGAAACCGTGCGCAATGTGAAGATCAGGGCGAAGAACAACGGTTCAAAGGACTGGAAGCGCATCACAGAGGACGACGAGGACAACAACAGGCTTGACGCGGCGAAATACAACGACGGGCTTGTAACCGTTCTCATGCTGTTCTGGCGCGACGACAACGGCGTCATCAACTTCTACGAATGCACGCGGGATGTCACGGTCAAAGAGCCGACGAGCATGGATATCAAGCTGTACCCGATCTGCTGGCTCAACTGGGACGAGATCGCGGACTGCTACCACGGGCAGGCCATGATTACGGGGCTTATCCCGAATCAGGTGTTTGTCAACAAATCGTGGGCGATGACGCAGCTCAATATCCTGCGCTCGGCTTTCAGCAAAGTGGTGTTTGACAGCACAAGGGTGAAGCGCTGGGACAACCGCGTGGGCGGCGCTATCGGCGTTACCGGCAATGTGGACGGCGTGGCAAAGATTCTTGATCCTGCGCCCATCAACCCGCAGGTCAGCCAGTTCATCCAGCTTGCGGTTGAGATGTCAGAGCAGAGCCTCGGCGCGACTTCTGTCGCCCTCGGCGATACAAGACCGGATAACACCTCCGCCATCATCGCCTTGCAACGTGCGGCGTCTACGCCAAATGAGATCACCAAACAGAACCTTTACGACGCAGTAGAGGATCTGTTCAGGATATATCTTGAATTTATGGGCGAGTATTACGGAAAAAGGTTCGTGGACTCCCCCATCACAAGCAAAGAGCGCGAAGCGGTGCTGTTCGCGCAGCCGCTTAACCCGGATCTTGAAGTGCCGGAGGAAGTGCCCGTTGAGTTTGATTTCAGTCTGCTCAAGGAGCATCCGGTCATTATCAAGCTGGACGTGGGCGCAAGCACATATTACAGCGAGATTGCCGCTACGCAGACACTGGATAACCTGCTCATGAACGGGCACATAGACATTATCGAGTATCTGGAGCGTGTGCCTGACGACAGAATACCGGGGCGGCGTGCGCTGCTTGAGGCGAAAATCAAGGCACGGGACGCGATACAGCAGGCTCAGGCAATGCCGCCCGTCGGCGGCGGGGAGCAAATCCCCGGTATGCCGCAGGCCGGAGCGATTCAGGACTTGGGCATCAAGCCTGATGTGCCCACCGGCAGCGGGTACAGCAACTTGCAGAGGACGATCAACAAGACAGGTACGACGGAAGGACTTGTATAAGCTATGGCAGAAATTAAGGCCGCGACAAATGAAAAGGTGTTTCAGATCACGGCCTTCAAGGGCCTGAATCAAGCACCTGACGGCGACACGAAGCTGAAGCTTGGCGAAGCCGCAGAGTCTTATAATTTCCGCGTAACCAGGGACGGGAACCTTCAGCGGCGTCCCGGCACGAAAACAATCATAGACCTGTTTCCCGACGCAGGGCAGGATATTGAGGTCGTATACGCCGAAGACAGCGACACTGCCGGATATATCTCATCCGGCGAGGGTGACATGAGCGATATCGGCATTGAGAATGACGATGACGGCGAGTGGCATATCACAAGCGGCGACGGAGAAGACTACGAACTCGGCGTTGAAGGAAGCGGCTACTCATGGCACATGAGCGCGGAAACAACGCCTCCGAGCTACAACCCCAACGGCAAGCCGATAAAAGGTCTTTGGACAGGCTACGTCAACGGGAAGCAGTACATGCTCGGCGCTTGCAACAACGAGC